GGTGACAAATGGGTAATAGAACAATGGCGTTAAACAAGGCGAAAGAATTAGCATGGGCAATAATGGTAGATAGGGGTATGGACTTTGATTCATGTAGACACAAAATGAGAGGATTCTACAGCAGGTCCCGTTCGATTAACGATGAGGAAATGAAAGACCATGTGTCTCGAATACCTGCCGTGGGGGATCTACTTTATGATGACAATATCATCTCCAGATTTGAAAAATCCTTCGCAGGTTGGATACAGAGTAACGATCTTAATTCCTGCAGTGGACTTGAAAATTTTCAACCAGACATAAGTCAAGGTGCCACACAGGCCTTTGACAGTTTCTATCTGAGACACCGTGGTCGTAAACTGAGGATGTTCGCGGGTGAGTATCTGTATCACATAGTTGTAGCAAAACAATTAGGGATAGAATGGTCATTCCTTGACAGTGCAGACCAATTAGGTGAGGACGACGCCCTGATTCTCAGTATCCCATTCTGTGACACAGGAAATTTAGATAATGAGCTGGATCAAATACTCCGGACCTGTGAGGACAAAGGAGTGCCGGTGCTTTTGGACTGTGCTTACTACACTATCTCTAAAGACATACACCTCGACGTAAACTTCAAATGCATTGACACAGTGACCTTCAGTCTAAGTAAAACTTTTCCAATAGCCCATGCGAGAATAGGAATGAGATATACTAGACCAGAAATACAGGATGGACAGAAACTGCACAGCAATATCAACTACGACAACAGGATCAGTGCTGGCATAGGTCTGCACTTTATCGATAGATTCCGAAGTGATCACGTGTACAAGAAATATCAGTCATTATACAAAGCAGTGACAGACTACCTAGAGTTGGAGCCCAGCCAGACCATTATATTCGCGGAGGGCGATAATGAATGGGAACAGTATGGAAGACGTGACATCCTGCAGGCGTACGGGCTGGATCATGACCAATCCATGTACAGAAACAGAATTTGTGTCACGGAACTGTTGGAAAACGAGATATTAACAAGAAGGATGATAGATGAAACAAATTGATTTTAAATTTAAAAATATTAACACTAGCACTGAAAAGAAGCCAACGTTGGCAGTGGTTATAAACGATGTAAAATTATTAGAGGCAGAAGTTAAAACAAGCATGAGCACCCAGTTCACAGAGAGGTCGGGTAACAATCTGTTGCAAGTATATTTCGTGAACAAACAGGACAGTGACACGATCACAGATGACCAGCAAAACATTATGAAGGACATGAACTTTGAATTGGAAAGTGTCGTAATAGATGGTGTGGACATCAAGGAATTGGTATGGGGAGGAACATACGTTACTGCTAAAGAGAAAATAGACTCATGTCTGTTCTTTGGCCCAAAGGGACACTTCGAGCTCCAATTCGAAATGCCGGTACTTAGGTGGACGTTAGAGCAGAACCATCTCAAAAACGGCAATGATCCAAACTGGCAGGAGGACTATAACAATTACACAGAAGCATGGAAAAGACTGAACCAAAACTAGACAAGATAAGAAGCATAGCATGGACGCTGAGCATGGCCAGTGGCAAGAGGTGTCTGGATGTTCCTGGCGAGTATGTGTGGGCCTATCCAGGAAGTGTCGACAAGGTCAACATGGATTTTGATAATGTTAGGCAACGTTACAAGAGTATATTCAGCAGTGGGAACAGTATCAAGGATCCAGAATTAATTCAGTTCATACAAAAAATAAATTTAAACAAACACTTGCTGGATCCATGGATTGTTGAGAAATATGAACAGGGATGGATGGAGTGGATCAAAAGATCGAACGGGAAGAACTATGCCCTCAAGAACCTAGAACTGTTCAGCCACGCTTGTTACAGCCAAGGCACCCAGGAATCGTTCCTAAATTTCTACATGATGAACCGTAACAAGCGTTTCAGAGTTTTCAAGGGTGAATATTGGTGGCATATGGATATTTGGTCGAAATTGGATTACAGATGGTCATACATAGAAGATGATGACATACGAGATGGCGATATCTGCATAGTTAGTTGTCCCTTTGCACTGTACGGAAGGAAACATAAGATGCTGGATGAACTGATAGAAAAATGTGAGAGGTTGGGAGTTGAAATTTTATTAGACTTCATCTACTTGCCTAACAGCATGAACAAGACAGTGGATATGGACCTCTCTGCATCTTGTATCAAGCAGATAACTTTCAGCCTAAGCAAGACATTCCCAGTGCAGTGTGCCAAGATCGCTCTGAGACTGACCAAACACAAACTGAGTGATCCCATGCAGATGAGCAACGATGAGAACATCAGTAACAGGTTGGCGGCAGGATTGGGTTTTGAAATAATGAACAACTTTCCCCTGGACCACATGACAAACAAATACAGAGATCAACAGTCAAAATGGTGTGATATCATGGGACTTGAAAAGACTAATGTGGTACATTTCGCATACGGGCCACACTACCATAAAAAGACCAACACAGAAACCAACTTCTGTTCACCCTACAACGTGCAGGATGGCAGGTATAACCTCGGAATGCTGTATGAGAATCATAAACTGCTTGAAAGGGTAGGCCTCGATGAATAAGAAGTTTGGAAAAGTAAACATAAAGAGAGTATCACCAAGTTTAGACACAGTACCAGATGACTGTGGATACATGCAAAGGTTCCAGTACAACGTTGACATGAACAGCAATGGTGTGATGAGCGAGTGCATAGATTGGTGCCAAAGGAACTGCGAAGGCAAGTGGGGTTGGTGGTTCGAGCCCGCGGGAGAGATTGAAAATCCCAATAACCACTGGGAGGACCAGAACGCCTACATGAGTTTTGAAATCAAACGAGATGCGACTAGGTTCTGGATGTCGGTGGGAATACAAAACAGTGGTGGGAAATAAGCATAATTAATAGTATGAAACCATTTGAAATAACTGACAGTGCAAAAGCACAGATAGAGAGATTACTCGAGAAGAACACGGGCAAGTACGCCGTGAGCCTGGCGGTGCTGGGTGGAGGATGTGCAGGATTCAAATATGAGTGGGGATTCGCCGACACCAAAGAAAGTGTCGCTGAAGGCGATCACATTGAGGACTGGGGCACAGGCAGGTTCGTTGTGGACGAGACTTCACTGCTGTATGTCATGGGCACCAAGATCGACTGGGTGGAGGAGACCTTTGGGTCACAGTTTGAGATATCCAATCCCAACAGCTCAAGCTCGTGTGGTTGCGGAGAATCGTTTGGCATATAATGGATACCGCTTTCATAATAGGCAACGGTGAATCAAGAAATATTTTTCCAATAGATAAACTAAAAGGACACGGCGTGATATATGGTTGTAACGCCATATACCGAGACCATCCAATGCTGTGTGATCACATAGTGGCGGTGAATCCTCCCATGTACGAAGAACTGGCCCAGTGGCACAACAACGGCAAGGAGTCTCCACACATCCACGGTCCACAAGACATCAGCAAATGGAACTACATCTGTGAAGGCGACCATGAACATGATGTGCCAGATGGCCTAAAGATCTACAGGGTATGGCGTGGTGGTGACGTCAAGAAAGGTGGCAAGATTAAAACAAATGATTTCAGTAAGGCACGAGGTTCTGGTTGCAGTGCGATTTTGATGGCCGCGGAGTCTGGAATAAAGAACGTGGTGATAATGGCATTTGATATCATGGGTGCCCAGCAGTGGGAGATGGACACACCCAGCAGGACACAGAACAACATATACAAGAATTCAATCAACTATCCAGACAGGGCCAGCATGAAGGCCTATCTCAAATACGAATGGATGTACCAACTGAGGCAAACATTCCGAAAGTTTCCTGGAACAAATTTCTATTTTATTAATCGCAAGGAATACCTCGAAGGCAATCCATTCCTGCGTTGGTACTTCGATCAGCCAAACATCAAGTGTGGCATATATGCTGACCTGCAGAGATGGATAACAGGATCACGTGATGACATCAAATGGAAACAGTTATAGGGCCTTGGTACTGCTGGCGTCCAACTGGTAAACTTTACGCATCTTGACGCCCACGCTCTGTGCGAACTTCTTGGAATCACATTTGCTACACACGTGCTTGTATTCGTTTGAAGCACGATCTGGATCAACCTTTGACTTTGGTCTCATGAATGTCTCTGAACAGGCATCGCACTTGAACACATAGATCAGGTTCTTCCTGTGGTAGTTGTGCATGGTGCCTAGTTTGCTCTCCCTCTTGTACAACTTCATCGTCTTTAGGGTTTCTATGAACATATTACTATTTAATAAATACGAATAACACATTATGGCGAGAATTAACATAGACATAGGAACACTGGGCAATCCGGCCACGGGCGATACTTTACGTACCGCTATGACCAAGATCAATACGAATTTCGAAGAGGTATTCCAACTAGTAGGTGATGGTGACACAGGTCTATTGACGACAAGTGTAACAAACGGTGATTTAAAGATACAGGCCAACGGTACGGGTATCATTGAAATAGATCAATTACAAATCAACAACACTGCGATCACACCAATAGTAACCAATAGTGACTTGACGTTAACAGCAAATGGCACAGGCAACATTGTTTTAGGTGCCGTGACCGTATCAGATAATAAAATAACATCTAATGAATCCAATGCAAACTTACAAATTGACGCCTCAGGTACTGGAGCAGTTGAAATCTTAACAGCAAAAGTCATTATGGCCAATCTACCTACAAGTGATCCAAGTGTTGCTGGACAGTTGTTCCGAAGCGGTAACGATCTTAGAGTAAGCACAGGCTAATAGCCGCTAGACGCATACACACAAAATACGCTAAATATTAGTCGATATGGCACAAGAACTAATAAACATAGGCGCACAGGCCAATGATGGGACCGGTGATACTATCAGGAACGCTGGTCGTAAGATAAACGTTAACTTCACAGAATTTTTCGCGTTGCCTGTCGTAGCGTCTGATATAAGATTCGAGCAAAACAACATCGTGTCAAAGTCTTCAAACGCCGACATAGTGCTTAAAACTGCAGGAACAGGAAATATATCGTTCCCGGCCCTCACAGTTGAAGACAACAACATCAAACTGACGAGGTCAAATGATGACTTGAAAATCACGGCCAACGGATCAGGCAAGGTTGTCATAGGCGGGATAGGTTTCGCAGGCACGTCTATAGTGGCCACAGACTCCACAATAATAAACATAAATGAAAACTTGATAGTTGACGGAGATTTTGGAAACAACTCTAACACAATAAACACAGGCACCATGAGTGCAGGATCAGGCTCACAGGTGGGTAACCTAACACTGGCCAATGGATCCATAACGGACTCATCGGGAGCCATCAGTTTCGGCAACGAGAACCTTACCACCACAGGAACACTGGTCGGGGCCACAGGATCTACAATCGGGAACCTAACGCTGGCCAATGGATCCATAACGGACTCATCCGGGGACATCAGTTTTGGCAACGAGAACATCACGACCACGGGAAATTTTAATGCAGGAGTAACAACACTCGGAAGCCTCACAGTATCCGGTGCGTCTTCATTCGTGGGAACAACCACAGTGGACAACCTCACATTCAACGACAACATCATAAGCACCAGTTCCAATGCAGACCTTAACCTTACCCCAGGAGGCACGGGTGTGGTCAATGTGTCTAACTTGACGATAGATTCAAGTATAAATTTAAAAGACAACGTGATCAAGGTCACACGTTCCGACGATGATCTTGTTCTTTCAGCAAATGGCACAGGTTCCGTACAAATGTCAAAAATCGATATGAACGAAGGAACAGTGGACAATGTTGTCATTGGTGGCACAACACCGGCGGCAGGAACTTTCACTACATTGGCATTCTCGGGCACATCAATCGTGGCGGACGGTGTAACCATAACTGATAACACCATCACTGCGAATAGATCGAATGATAACCTGGAACTCGAGGCCAATGGATCAGGATATGTGAACATCAACGGGGTTTTGAACTTTCCAAACTCAGACGGTACCGTGGGACAACTTATCCAGACCAACGGAAGTGGACAGTTGTCGTGGCAGACTTCTCCGATCTTGTTCAGTGTGTCTACCATTGCGGACAATTCCAATACAATTTCATTCTCAACAAGTACTGAAATCGATCATGTGACATCGACGGGTTCACACAACAGGATAGAATCTGGCACAGTGGTGCAAGACAGTTTTGCAACTTCAAAGTATGACAGTGCATGGTATTTGGCAGTCAACCGAGATGATATCAGTGATGAATTCGAGGTAACAAAACACTCCGTGGTGCACAACAATTCAGATGCTTTCTTAACGACTTCTATCCAAGCCAAGACAGGAACCAACAATCATGTGATTACTTCGGCAGACATAAACAGCGGTCTTATAAGAGTGCTAGGCACAGGTAGTTCCCCTGAGAACTCCATGTCCTACTACAGGATCGGATTGGGAGATGATGACTCCACAGGATATTCCGGTGAAGACGAGGCGGCCGTCGTGATCAACGCGGACGTGGACAGTGCCAGCGAAGTAATTGACTCATGGGCACATGCATCATTTAGAGGCGCCAAGTATTACATATCTGTGAACAACGCATCCAAGACCGAATTGAGTAATATTGAGTGTTCAGTGGTCCACAACGGAACAACTGCTTTCATATCAACCTACAACATAGTGAACACAGGCAACAACGACCTTGTAACCTTGACTGCGGCCATAAACGGTAGTAACGTTGAGGTCAAGGCGGCCGGTCTTGAACCTAACCTAAGGATACACGCATACAGGATCATACTGGCCGACAACGAGGCAGACAGGAGTTCAACAAACATAAACGTGATAGGAGATGTCACAGTTTCAAGTTCGACAACGACTCTGGACACTTTCAGCACTGGCACATACCAAGCGGCACATTACGTGATAGTTTCTCACAATGCTTCAGAAGGGCATTCAGCGATCTGTGAGGCGGCAGTGGTCAGTGATGGCACAAACGCATTCGTGACACAGTACGCACTTACGTCAACGAAAGGCACAGATCAGATCATATTGTCAGTCGGCCATGCAGGTAGCACCACAACACTGTCGGCAACTTCAACATCGGGCGGTTCTACAAAAGTTAACGCATACAGGGTAAACTTATCAAGGGGTGCGGGCACGTCCTCCGCCTCGGCAACACTCGATTCGGTGAGTGCATCCAATATTAGATCTGCGAAATACAATGTTCAGGTGGTGGATGCCACAGGCGGGAACTATGAATTATTTGAAGCCAACGTAACCCATGATGGATCTAATGCGTATGTCAGCACATTCGGAAACGTGGGCAGTACAACCGGTTTGATCACTGTCACAGCAGATATCGATAGCGGCAATTTAAGACTGTTAGGCACTATAAATAACACTAACGATCACGTGGTCAAAGTAATTAGAAGGGAAATGAACGTATAGGCATGACACAACAGACACTTAACATAGGGTCAAATGCAAACGACGGAACGGGCGATAATCTAAGAACCGCCATGACCAAGGTGAATGAGAATTTCACTGAAGTTTATTCTGCTCCAGGCTTTAGTTTAGATGCAATAACAATCTCCGGCAATGAAATAAGTGCCGTTAGATCCAACGATGACCTTGTTTTCAACCCAGCGGGCACTGGTGTAGTCCAATTCCCTGCCATAAAGATCGACGACAACAATATTGTAGGAACAAGATCAAATGAGGACATCAACCTTCTACCTAGCGGGACAGGTTCGGTGGTGTTTGGTGCAATCAAGATAACAGGCACGAGCCTATCATCCGATGACTCAACAGCGATAAACATCAACGAGAATTTAATCGTAGATGGAACTGCTAGTGTCACAGGTACAGCAACCGTCGGCACCCTAAATGCTAGTACGGGATCCACTATAGGTAACCTAACACTGGCCAATGGATCCATAACGGACTCATCGGGAGCCATCAGTTTCGGCAACGAGAACATCACCACAACCGGAACAGTTAGTGCAGGAACAGGATCTACAATCGGGAACCTAACACTGGCCAATGGATCCATAACGGACTCATCGGGGGCCATCAGTTTCGGCAACGAGAACATCACCACAACCGGAACACTGGACGTGGGTGGACTAACGACTCTTTCAACTCTGGCTGTCACCAGCACTACAGGGTTAGTGGGAACGACTACCATAGACAACTTGACCTTCAATGACAACACAATTGGATCAAGTTCAAATGCGGACATCAACCTGACCCCGGGAGGAACAGGAAGTGTTGTAATCTCTAATTTGACTGTTGACTCCAACATCAACCTCACAGACAACGAAATTACAACAACACAGTCCAACTCGGATCTTGTAATTGCCCCAGCAGGTACAGGACAGGTTGTCATCGCCAAAGCGGACATCAATGGCGGTGCCATAGATAATACAACCATCGGAGGAGCAACTCCTGCCGCTGGAACTTTTACATCGTTGGCCACCACTGCATCTTTGGCCATTGATGGAGTTACGATTTCAGACAACACAGTTTCAACAAATTCATCAAATGCCAATCTAGAGTTGACCGGTAACGGATCAGGTGGTGTGACAATAAGTGGGTTCACCATGCCAACTTCTGACGACAGTGCGGGCAAATTTTTAACCACGAACGGACTTGGAGTGCTTTCATTTGCAACGGCGGGTGTGTCATTAAGCCATTCAGATTTGGCAGACGCCTCAACAACAGTTGCAAGTTCGGCCACTAGTGTGATAAACACATTTGACAAGACTGTGCATAGAAGTGCAAAATACTTTATATCTGCCTCAGATGCCACAAACAGTAGATTTGAATTTGTAGAAGCAAACGTGATACACGACGGTACAACAGCATACATTTCAACCTTTGGGTCGGTAAGTGATCACACAGTAGGATTAGCGACCTACTCAGTTGGGATTAGTGGTAACAACGTACAACTAAAAGTTACAAATATCACTGACAATAGCACAGTGTTCAAAATCCAGCGTATAGCAATAGACGTATAATAATTACATTAGGTTTATAAAAAATTATATAAATACTCTTAACAAAAGGAATTTTAAAACATGGCAAGACAAGCAATCAACATTGGATCAAGTGCAAACGACGGCACGGGTGATCCGCTAAGAACAGCATTTGACAAGATAAACGACAACTTCGTGGAACTTTACGGTGGTGACAACGACATCAACACACTTGATGCAAATCTAAATGTTAACAACTTCGCTATAACAACGGGTGTCACAAATGGCGACATCACAGTAACTCCAAACGGAACAGGAAGCATCAAACTGGGTTCAATGAAATTCAATGGCACAACTTTGAGTTCAGATGACTCAACAATTATCAACATCAACGAAGGATTGGTTGTTGATGGCACAGCAAATATTTCAGGTGCGGCAACACTGGCAACAAGTTTAAAACTGGCGACAGGCGCAACAGTGACTGGCATCCTAGATGAGGACAACTTAGGCACAAACAGTGACACACAATTAGCGACACAACAATCAATCAAGGCATATGTTGACGCACAGGTCACAGCACAGGACTTGGACTTTGCATGTGATGACTCGACAACACTTTCAATTGATTTAGATTCTGAAAGTTTGCAGTTCTCTGGTGGTACTGGTATCACAACAGCAGGTACAGGTAACACTGTTACTGTTGCAATAGATTCAACAGTGGCAACACTGACTGGTTCACAGACTTTGACTAACAAAGTTCTAACCAACCCAACGATAAACGCGGCGACCATGACAGGTGCTGTTGCCATCAATGGGATAACACTAAACGACAACACTATAATAGCCAACGCCTCAGATGAAGATTTAGAATTAGATGGCAGTGGCTCAGGAGCAGTCAAGATACTAGCAAACGCCACAGTGGTAGGAACATTGACCACTGCTGATGTTAGCACAACGGGTAACACGACTGTGTCAGGATCATTGACAACAGGAAGTTTTGCAGTCGGTGACTTGAATATTATCGCAGACGGTACTATTACTTCTGACACAAACGGAGACATAGCAATTGATCCGGCAGGAACAGGTGCGATTGTGTTGACAGGACCAATTACCCACACAGGAACACAGACGACAACAGGACAACTAAATGTAGACAACTTGAGATTGGACGGAAACACTATTTCTGCTCCATCATCAGGTGGTATTACATTAACACCGGCGGCAGGACAGAACGTTACAGTCGGTGGTACAAACACCAACTTAACAGCCGCAGAGGCAAACTTCACATTGTGTGAAGCAACAACTTTGAGAACAAACGCATTACAGAACGATACATCAGATGGTGACCTTGCAATTTCAACACAGGGTACTGGTGCGGTAACAGTTGCTTCGCAACTTACATTGACAGGATCATTCCTGCCAGCGATACACACATTCGTGGCAACGGACGCAGTTACGATCACAGAACACGCAGGTAGAACATTATTACTTGGCGAAGTTGGTGGTAACGCATTGGTGACACTAACACTGCCAGATGCAACAGGTAGCGGTGCAACATACAAATTTATAGTTACTGTTGCAAACACATCAAACTATGTTATCAAGGTACCGGATGCAAACAACACAATAGATGGTATAATGATGTACCTAGACGAAGATGGTACAGCGGTTTCGGCTTTCCCAACAGTGGCGGCCTCGGACACAATCACACTAAACGGTGGTACAACGGGCGGTCTAATTGGTGATTATCTCGAGATAGTTGACATAGCGGCTGACCAATATCACGTAAGGGGTGTGATGAGGGTGGCGGCAGGTGCCAACCCAGCGACACCATTTAGTGCTACAGTTTAATAGTTAACTTTTAAATAAAACTAGTCTTTCAACGACACAAGAATGAAGAGACATTATAGTAGACAAAAACAGTATAGGTCTCCACAATCTGAGATAAAACGCTTGGAGGAGGCCATACGGCGTGAGCAAGACAAGATCGCACGTGAAGGACTACGACAGAACCTAGAACACTGGATCCGTACACAGAATAATCATCAGTAATTGCCAATAAATACCGTGTAAGGAGTAAGATTAATGGCAACACCAGTGTGGACAACCACGGCAGGTAAAATAGCAACTATCGAAGAACAAGCATCATTTTCGCTACAACTAGATGCTACCAATGCCACGACTTACTCCGTGATAGCAGGAAGCCTACCCGCAGGAATGCAGGTCACATCTACAGGCTTACTCACAGGTATTCCGGCTGAGGTTGCCAAAAGAACTCTTTACACCTTCGTCGTGCGAGCCACGGCCGGAGATGCCACTATCACAGACAGAACATTCTCACTAGATGTTAACGGTGCAGATGCCCCAGTGTTTACTACGGCGACAGGACAATTACAACTAGACGATAGCACTAGCGTTGGACTTTATTGGGTCATAGACGGATCCAGTGTTTCATTGCAAATGCAGGCCACAGATTCAGATACTAGGGCAGGACAGACTCTGGTTTATGAAATTTCAAAAGGATCATTACCCCCAGGAATAACAATGAGCAAAACAGGTTTGATCTCTGGTATTGTAGAACTAACGGACGATCAAAAGTCCGGAGTGCGTGGAGGGTATGACGGGACAGGCACAGAAGATAATTTCAACGGCATCTATGACAGGACTGTTACTTCAAAGAGTATCAGCAAAAATTTTGACTTTATAGTTAGGGTATCAGACGGGACAAGTTTCGTTGAACAAAACAATTCTATATTAGTATATTCAGCAGACTTCTGGAGAGTTTCCAACACTGCTATAACCATAGACGCAACAGAGATAGACGGATCACCACTGACCATGGACCTCAGTGCAAACAGGAGACCGGTGTTCAGGACAGGATCAGATCTTGGTACGTTCAGACACGATAATGCTTTGGTTATTAAAATCGATGTGGAAGACTTTGATCCATTACAAAGCGACCTAGAATATTCCATACAGGAAGGATCATTGCCTCCAGGAGTGTCTATTGACATCATTTCCGGCGAACTCTATGGACAACTTGCAAGGCAAACAGCCGTGGAAGTCGACTATACTTTTACCGTTAGAGCGAATAGAGTTGTCACAACAGGTTTGAACGTTTTCACAGATCAACAGTTTACCATGAAAGTGATAGGTGAGTTGGACATAGGAATAGCATTCACCACACCAACAGTTATCGGTACATTGACCGCAGGCGTACCAAGTTTATTATCCATAGACGCAGTGGCAGAAGAAACCGACAGGGTACTAGGTTACACAAAAACATCTGGGTCACTTCCGCCAGGAATCACACTTTCGAGTCAAGGCAATTTAGTGGGCACGATAGATCCGAGTGACTTCACTGACTCCACTAGGGCGTACACATTCACAGTAACAGTTAGTGACCAATACCAAGCGGTGGCCACCTCTAAAGAATTCACAGTCAACATTGACATACCATACACGCAGACCGAGTATGGTAATATGTCAGGACACGCTACGTCTTTCATTGACCAGAACATATTCTATAGCATAGCACAGGATCCAAACATAAATTCAGTCAATAACATTTTTAGACCCGAGGATGAAAATTTTGGTATGAGGCTTAAACCTGATATGTTGATGATGTCGGGATTGGAATCGCAGACACTTACAGCATTCCAAAAACAAATGGAGCAGAACCATGCTCCTAAAACCCTTTACTTCGGTGACCTAAAAACGGCCGTGGCCAAGGAAGGAACCACGATCAAGTATGAAGTGGTGTACATAGAGATCAAAGATGACATGGTAAACAAAGACGGCGTTGCTGTTCCCAGCTCAATAAGACTGAGAGATGCTGTAACCAAACCCATGTTAGGTCCAAGAGCATCCAGCATGAATGCCACTACAGACTACATGGACTATGAAGTGACAACGGATGGAGGACTGTCGTTCAGCACATCAGGATCTAAAGTGAGGTATGCAAACCAACTGAGTGCGGACCTGGGATTCATAGAAACACTATACCCAAATGCCGTGGCCAATATGAGGTCGAGAATGAAGAGCCTCGGACACAAGGAATGGGACTACCTACCAACATGGATGAAAACAACACAAAGTGGCGATCTCGCACCATTGGGATATGTCATGGCCGTTCCTGTATGTTATTGCAAACCAGGAACATCGGCATTGGTCAAGAAAAGGATTGAGGACAAAGCATTAAATTTTAAAAACATAGCGTTCACTATAGACAGGTATGTGGTCAGCAATAGCAAAGCGGCTACAGAAACATTCACTGCTGACGGCACTACAACAAGTTTTGTGGTCGACGAACTCATACACGAAGAGGATATATTAGTTAAAGAAGGAACAAATATCGTATTTGTAGGTCAAGGTGTAACAGCAGATAACAATATAAAACCAACCTACCTTACAGCAGATGGCACACTTAGATCTGCAGATCATGAACTAGGTATTACTCTTTCACATAACACAACAACACTGAAAACAACCATAACATTTACCAAGGAAACACCTTCGGCAGGCACAATTATCAAGGTGGAGAGAAGCAACGATAAATATCTTAAATTTAGAGACAAAGGAATACAATAATGGCTAGTAAGATAGTACCAGGCAACATAGACGGAACATATCCTAAAGCAGGACAGGATAACAGTTCTCAGGGATTCAGAGACAACTTTAGTGCGATAAACACAAACTTCACAGAAGCAAAATCTGAGATCGAAGACCTGCAGACTAACAAAGCAAGTAAAGATGCCGCAAGTAACTTCGCTGATAACGAAGTTTCGAGAGCCAAATTTAAAGACACTTCTGAAACTGTGTATGCACATGGAACAGTTTCAAGTGGATCAGTCATACTTAATCATGAGAACGGACATTACCAGACGGTAACCATCACAGCAGATACCACTTTTGCATTTATAAACTTTCCACCAACAGGAGCATTGGGTAGAATTATTTTAGATATCACGGTCGCCCCAACGTCAACAGGTATCCTGACTTTCCCAAGTGCGGTGATCAAAGCAGACAATGTATTTGGATCTGATGGAACGTCAGATCAGATAACCACGGGAATTGGCAGAACTCTGTTGGAATTCATGTCACCAGACGGCGGCACGACCGTACTGATGAACCAACTGGGCAAACAGTACGCATAACAACTAAAGGAGTATAATGTACTTCCATCCACTACAAGAAGAGATAGGCAACATGTCCGAAGAGGACATCTCAAAAAGGATCAAGGAGTTGAACAGGAAAGTAGCCATTGCGAGACGTGGCAGGAATCCAGAATTATTATACAATCTCCAACAGGCATTACGGACATATCAAGACGCCATCAGACAGAGACGTATCGAGGAATGGCACAAGAACAACAAGAAGTTGAGGAACGAACCAGACCTAGGTGACCTGGTCAACATCGACTAGTAAATAGTTTCGATGTCAAACACATTCACTTGGAAGATAAAATTCAAATCGATAATCATAGTTGACGGTGAACTGTTCGCCAACGAGTACAAACTGAACGTATCACTGACCCCACACACTGCGAGCCTAAAGGAGCAAACACAATATTTCGAGAGATTGAAAAATCTCTTCGAACAGGTTTTCGCAAACACCATAACAACGTGGAGGGATGAACCTCTCTACCACACGTTGAAGAAAAGCACCACGAACAGATTCATTGAATTACCAAAGCCGCCCTATGACCAGATCATGGCCGCGGTGTGTTTCTGCAAAGCCAACAGCATATTGGACAGCAAGATAATCATTAACCACATTGAACTTTCATCATGGCAGGGCGATGGTATTACCTACACGGTTGACAAAGACAGCAAAGAGCTTATACTGTTAGATAGACCCGATTGGTTCTCAGCGAAGTTCAGCAAATTTGATCCATGGTGGTTGAGGGCGGACACGGCAACATATGACCAAGAACTCGACAAAGGCATCTATACAGGACACTTCAGTTGGAACAATCAAGAGATTCCTGTTGACAAGAAGCACGAGTATCATGCTAAAATATTTGAGTTCCAACCAAAGGTACTAGATGGCGGCAAAGACAAAGATAAATGACCACGGTGATGTGATATTCTCTGAAGAGGATGTCATCGAGTTACTTTACACGAATCCGGATTTCGACATATCTAAACTTTACCTCGACAGCATAGGCAAGTATTCAGCAAGTTTGAAAGAGCTGGGCGTAGACCTGCCTGTGATCAACACAGCACCCAAGAGACCCAAGCCGGAGATATTTGACAAGGCAAACTGTGATAACTGGCACATGCCTGACAAGTATTACCAAATAAATGTGCTACAATGGTTACTGGACAAATGTCAGAATGACGAAGAGAAACTGAGAGTGCAAATGGAGTATGATCTGTTTGAAAAAAAACAGTTCATACGTGTGCTACAATTCCTGATATACTTCGTAGACACACTGAGGGCTAACAACATGGTGTGGGGTGTAGGCAGGGGATCCAGCGTGGCCAGTTTCTGCTTGTTCTTGATAGGAGTACACAAGATCAATCCCATGCTGTACAATTTAGATATCACCGAATTTTTGAGATGATAAGTAATAGTAATAGGAGCATATAACATGGTAGCAAGAGCACCCAGAAAAAGAATGTATAGAACCATGCAAGGACGCATGGTAGACATAGAAAAACTACGAGCGGCCAACGAATCAGTACAGGCAGTTGGTAACATGAATGTCAATGCGAGGGGAGATGTGTTAGGAGCAGGTGGACAAGTTGTCACACCAAAGGAACAGATAATCAAGAAGTACTATGAACAGCCAAAAGGCATGGTTAGTGATGCCCCAACCAAAGGCAAACCTATGCCGGCGCCAGTGAAGACAGTACAGAAGATGACACCCGTAGCGGCCAAACCAGCACCAAAGAAAACGGTAGCAGTGAAACCAAAAATAGAGAGTACGGCCAAAAAAGGCATAGACGCGGCACTTGACGGATTAGAATAAATCTGTTAAACTATTCCTATAATGGGACAACTAGAAGACTTACAAGCAAAAGGATTTGGATCACACGGTGGCAAGGAATACACTGTTGATTACGACATAACGCCACTCAAGAAGAGAGTGCTAGTTTCAGACATGCACTTCGGTGAGACAAAGACCAAGGGCGGAATCATACTCACAGACGACGACGGATCAGAATCAGGAATACATCCTAGATGGGGTAAAGTTTATGCCATCGGTGACCAACAGGAAGACGTCAAAGTCGGAGAGTGGGTCATGGTGTCACATGGACGTTGGAGCAGAGGATTCAAGATCAAGAAAAAAGGTGTTGAACTGGAAGTGAGAATGATTGACGAGAATGACATCCTGTTGGTGTCAGAAGACGAACCGGTTCAGAACAGAACGCAGGCGGGTTATGTCAACACGGGTGGTATGCAACAGATGACCAAACTACCTGGCAATGACTAAACTACACACCTGTTTCGTCTGCAACAAACAATTCTTAAACGCAATATACTGGTATGACAGTCTACACGACACAAAGTACGACAAAAGAATAATAAGACCATTCTGTGGTCCACCTTGTGCAAACAAGTACAGAGAGATGTCAGACGAGAATGATTATCCACAGAGAAAACCATTGCCCAAAGGTCCAGAGTGGCAGATAATACAGGACATCAACAACATTGATTATGAAACCAATTAAGATCAAAAAAGTAAAAGTAGAAATAAGCAAACTAGTCACGATGGCTGAGATGGGATTGGGAGTCGAACGACCACTAAACAAAGAGAAGAGGACATGGATCAACATGTTGAAGAAGGACGGTGCTTGGGATCCTATACTGGTCACTCCTATTAAGGATAGCGGGTACTATCTACTAACAGATGGATGGCACAGGGTACAGGCCGCGACAGCACTCAAAAGGAAAACAATCAACGCATTGCAATTACCAGCCAACGCAGGATTGAGCATGGCAAAGGCCAACAAGATCTTGCGTGACATAGACAGAGAGTTTGGCTTTAAATTAGAATGTAGCAACATCATAGGACACTGGGCCATGATGCAGACACTGTTAGAAGACTAGTTGACAAATATCCAATAACTGTTACAATATACTCATGACACAACGTTTCGGTTTCTGTTGCAAATGGCTTAATGACACCAGCGAGTTTGGTGGCATGAAAGTGAACGCTAAGGACAGGGAACTCAACGGCAGAAGTACAACCATGCGTTGGCTTCGTGAACACAAGGACGAAGCAGAGCAAAGACAGTGGGACATCATGACCCACAACACACTCGCCGCACGTAGGTTGATACAACGTGTTGGTACACTGCCACCCGAACGCAGGATGGTGAGGCTGGGTAGCGAGATGCTACAGGGCTACACAGAGAAGGACTGGAAGTCATGGTGGCAACAACCTGACATACAGAGTCATTTAGAGAATCTATTCGCACCCGTTGGTGAGATGGCGAGGAAACTAGATGTCAAGATCAGTTTCCATCCAGGACAATTCTGTGTGCTGTCGAGTGCAACACCAGACATAGTGGAACGTAGCATAGAAGAATTTGAATACCATGCGGACATGGCAAGATGGATGGGATTTGGCAAGAGCTTCCAAGATGGTTGCAAGATAAACGTACACATCTCAGGCAAGCAAGGACCAGATGGTATTATAAAGGCACTGCCTAGGTTATCGCCTGAAGCAAGGAACCTTATCACCATAGAGAATGACGAGATGAGTCATGGACTAGATCAGTCGTTGATGTTGGAAAAACATCTAGCATTGGTACTAGACATACACCACCATTGGATCAGAGATGAGGAATACATTGAAGCAACAGATGACAGGGTAAAACGTGTGATAGATTCGTGGCGTGGTGTGAGACCCAGTATGCACTATTCATATTCAAGGGACGAACACCTTGCAGTGGCAGGACTAGGTGATAAAACACACACGGAGATGCATGACATCAAGATGTTGCTGGAGCGTGGTTGCAAGAAACAGAAACTGCGGGCACACTCGGACCTATTACCAAACACAAAAGTAAATGACTGGGCATTGAGTTTCTCAGAAAACTTTGACATACAGGTAGAGGCCAAAGGAAAAAACATGGCCACAGAACAATTATATAGACAATACCTAGAAAATTCTGTATAATCAAAAGCACTAACAGGAGATAAAATGAAAATACTATGCGTATTATACGACGACCCCAAAGGCGGAATGCCTGAGAGTTATCCACTTACGGATCTACCCAAGTTAGAAAAGTATCCAGACGGTATGACACTACCATCACCAAAAGGCAGAGATTTTAATGCGGGTGAACTGTTAGGTTGTGTATCTGGCGAACTTGGACTAAGAAAGTTTCTAGAAGATGCAGGACATGAACTTGTTGTGACTTCTAGCAAAGATGGTGACGACTGCGAAGCAGACAAAGAGCTGGTAGATGCAGACGTTGTTATTTCTCAACCGTTTTTTCCTTACTATCTGACAAGAGAAAAAATGGAGAAAGCAAAGAACCTTAAGATGGCAATCACGGCAGGTATCGGATCTGATCACGTGGACTTACAAGCGGCTATGGATCACAAGATTGATGTTGTAGAAGTGACTTACTGTAATTCAAGATCAGTTGCTGAACACATCGTGATGATGATAGTTTCTATGGTCAGAGATTATCACACCCAACACGCAATCGTTAACGCAGGTGGTTGGAATATTGCTGACGCAGTACAAAGATCATATGACGTTGAAGGTATGCACATAGGTACAGTTGCGGCTGGACGTATTGGCTTGGACGCACTGAGAAAAATGAAACCATTTGATGTACATCTACATTACTTTGACAGACACAGACTACCTGAAGCAATAGAGCAAGAGTTGAATCTTACTTTCCATGAGTCAGTGGAGTCAATGGTCAAGGTATGTGACGTTGTGACAATCAACTGTCCACTACACCCAGAGACGGAAAACTTATTTGATGCTGAAATGATAAGCAAGATGAAAAAAGGTGCTTACATTGTCAACACTGCGAGAGGCAAGATCTGTAACAGAGAAGCCATCGCAGATGCATTGAAAAGCGGACAACTGTCTGGTTATGCAGGAGACGTTTGGTTCCCACAACCAGCACCAAATGATCACGTTTGGAGATCAATGCCAAATCATGGTATGACACCACACACATCAGGAACATCACTATCAGCACAGACAAGATATGCTGACGGTGTTAGAGAGATACTGGAATGTATGTTCGATAACACACCAATCAGGGATCAATACCTAATTGTACAGAACGGTGAACTTGCTGGCATGGGTGCCCACAGTTACAGTAAAGGAACTGCAACAGGTGGATCTGAAGAGGCGGCAAAATATAAAAAATAATATAGTAGGCTTTGTGATGACTAAAAAGGAAATTGAAGAATTACATAAGAAGATTGATAAACTTCAAACCACCGTTGACAAATTATCACAAAGCCTATATAAACATATTAAGTTCATAGATTCAACATACGACGGATTGAAAAATCCAATCGAAGCGGCAAGGAAATGGTTACGTAGATGAAAGAGTTCAAACTTGTTGTGAAGGTTGGTGACCTTATAGAAGTGGGCAGGTTCAGGAATGTATCTACCAAGATCAAAAAAATAGAGTTGGATGAATACGGACAACCTGTTATAATAACAAGCAAGGGTGCTAAAAAGTTATTAAGTTGTAGATTGTCAAAACTACATCCAGGTAGCAAGACACCAAAACAAATACTAATGGAAAAACGTAAATGAAAGAACTTTGGGTAGAAAAATACAGACCTAAGACATTGAAAGAATATGTTGTAAGGGACGAAGCACAGCGAAGTCAGATACAATCATGGATCACGGACAAAGCGATCCCGCATTTGCTATTGAGTGGTGCACCTGGTGTGGGCAAGACCACACTGGCAAAAGTATTGTTTGCAGAACTAGATGTCAGCAGTTATGACATACTGGAAATAAATGCTTCGAGAGAGAATTCAGTGGACACAGTTAGGGAGAAGATCAACAACTTTGTACAGATAATGCCATTCGGTGATTACAAATACGTATTACTGGATGAGGCTGACTACATGAGTCCAAATGGACAGGCGGCACTGCGTGGCGTTATGGAGATGTATCACACATCAGCGAGATTCATATTGACTTGCAACTATCCCAACAGAGTCATCCCTGCACTGCACAGCAGGTGCCAAGGCTTCCACATGGAAACTATTGACAAAACAGAATACACTGCAAGGGCTTGTGAAATTCTTATCACAGAGAGTGTGACCCCGGACATAGAAGTCCTGGACACTTATGTAAAAGCATCATATCCTGATCTAAGAAAATGCATCAACATGCTACAACAGAATTGTAGAGATGGCAAACTGCAACCACCGGCAACAGGTGATTCAGGACAGCAGGATTACAGACTGCAAATGGTTGATCTGTTTAAACAAGGCAAAATAAATGAAGCAAGAAAACTTGTATGTGCCCAGGCGAGACCAGAAGAGTGTGAAGAGATATACAGATGGCTGTATGATAACCTAGACATCATAAGCAAGGAGGATGAACTGCAAGACAAAGCAGTGCTGATAATCAAACAAGGGTTGGTTGATCATTCATTCGTGGCTGATCCAGAAATAAACCTAGCAAGTGTGATGATCAAACTAGCAAGGTTAGGTAATGGGTAGTAAGCACAACAAAAAAAGATTCCTAATTGTAAAGTACAGTCTTAATATGAAAGGCACCTACGATGAACTTGTAGAACTATCAAAGAAGAACGTAGGTCCGGGAAAGTTGGTACAATCGGGGGTGGTTTTAGATCTTGTCAACGAAGAAGTTTTGAAATGCGTGGTACCCGGTCAGCCAAATTTAGTTGACCATATTTCTTATGACACTCTGTACAAACATTTCTACAAAGCGTATGGAAGTATGCTAGATCAGTTTATCAAATAGCATTACTGTACATACGTCTAAGCATGGCCAACTGGCTTGCTTTCCATAGTCTAGTGAGTACTCTACGTCTTCTTCTGTCCTTCTGTTTCCTAATCTTCAGCCAATTTTGATTCATTGTGTACAACTTTACTCGCTTGTCGTACACGGTCTTTTTCCTCATTAGTTTCCATAATTTCCGTTGAAATAAAGGTCGCAGTTGTAGGCTTTGATACAGCATAAGATTCCCCGTGGTTGATTGTGTTGGATTTGATGTGTCTATGTTTCCGACTCATGTACAAATATTTAATGTGGTAATCGTTCAATAACTGTGCATATATTTGTCGCCCAAAATTTATCATAAATAAGCACTATGCATGATGTACTAGACATAATCAGAAATGTACAAACCTTATACGCAGTAGGTCCTACACTGGGAATATTAAAAGATTTCGAAAGAGTCGTGGACGAACTGGATGTGTATGTTTTTACCAATTGGGAAGACGGTGAATTACTATCCGGACCTGTAGATTCTAGACATTTCGTCACGTGTTCATTCATGTGGCCTCTAGACAAGATGCCTGACCCGGTTGGCGGAAAGAGACTGACTGACAAGGGTTGCAAAGTCACATTCAAGAAAGATGAATTGTTAAAACCAAGAGCAATCAAGAGTCCGGAGGATTACAGACCCGGAACTACTAAAGGTAAGATCGATGCACATGACATTTGGGTAGTCGAGATCAGGATGCCGAAACAGTTGATCGGAAATATCAAGCACGGCAACGATGAGATAGAGAGACAGGAAGACATGGACATGGCTCCTGAAACTGGATTAGAAATCTAATGAACATACAAGAAGGACTTAAAGCAGGAGACCTAGAAGGCGTTGTAAACAAACGTTTCTCAGTGGATCAATTCAAATCCAAGATGGGTGATGACAAGAACATTTTGGTTCTTAGTTTCACTGTTGACGGACAGGCACCGGCAAAGGACCTTGAACGTTTTGCTGAAGTGGGCTACAAGAGTGTGCTTGATGCAGACGCCACTCCAGGAACAATGGAAGACGGCAAACACAAAGTATTCATAGAGTTCGCAAGAGACTCATCAGTTGTCAAAAGCATAATGGCATTCCTGGAGGACCTAAAAAAACTTACGAACATAGAAGAGTTTGAATACACGTACCACAAGGGCATAGACTCAACAATGGTTTCAGCAGAGACACTGGAAGCATCTATCCCGACCACACCAGAAGCATACGAAATGAGAGTTAATGAAATGAGAGTCAGCGAAGCCAGACACTTCTTTGACAAGTATGACATGATGGAATGCAAGATAAACGAGAACACGATGTCTGTTAAAAAAACAGGTGCGGGACACGAACTAAAATTTGAGATACACAAATTTGGATCGACAGATGATATAATGAAAGAGACCAAGGCATTCAAGATAGACATGGATTCTATTGCAGAATGTACACATCTTACAAAGTATTTTGGCACATACGATATTACCAAAACAAACGAAAACCAATTCATTTTCACCAAGGGTGACCAGTCTGCACTTTTAAGTAAAAGCGGTTGGTAATATAATACACGCACTTATTGATAAATAAGTGTATGAGACTAAGCACAAACTTCACACTAGCAGAATTCACAAAGAGTCAGACAGCCACAAGGAAAGGTCTTGACAACACTCCAGGCGATGAACACCTATCAAATGCAAAAGAACTGTTTGCCAATGTTGTACAGAAGGTCAGAGAGAACTTTGGGGTCACAGTGATCAACTCAGGTTACAGGGGACCAGCACTTAATGAAGCAGTTGGTGGATCAAGCAATTCACAACACTGCAAAGGCGAAGCAGTTGACATAGAATGCCCAGGCACAGGAAACTATGATGTGGCCAAATGGATCGAAGAGAACTGTGATTTCGATCAATTGATATTAGAATTCTACACACCAGGCATACCTGATTCAGGTTGGGTTCATGTGAGCTACAAGACAGAAGGCAACAGGAAATCAATCCTTACGGCCATGAAAGAGAACGGCAAAACTGTTTACAAGCAAGGCCTTATTCAATAAATACGTACATTATGTTCGGACAAATTAAAATGGTAATCACAATAGTACTCATCGCGGGTATAGCCGGTGCAGGAATGTATGTGATGAAATTGAGAGCTGACAATGCCACACTCAAGGCAAATCAAATACAACTAGAAACTGCCATCACTGAACAGAACAAAGTGTTAGAACAACAAAAAGAAGACTTCACAGCAATATTAGAAAGCAATAAAAAACTTAATGTGTTGATCAACACATTCAAAAAAGATTTACAAGACCTAGACAAAAGATTCACAAAGAAGAACAGAGACATTGGCAAACTAGCAATCGAGAGAACAAAAGCGATTGAAAGAATCATTAACAAAGCTTCAGCCAATGCGGCAAGATGTGTTGAGTTGGCATCAGGCGCAGAACACACAGAAGAAGAATTAAAAGCAACATTAAAATCGGAGATAAACCCGGAATGCCCGAGTTTAGCAAACCCAAACTATGTACCATATCAATAAAATATTAGCATTAGCATTTATCGTATTACTAACAGGTTGTAGCATTGGTGGCGAAAAGAAGATTAAAATATTCTCAGTTGAGAAACCAAGAGAGAAATTGGACTACCCCATGCCAACTGCACTTCAACTGGAAGAACTTAAATGGATAATCATCACAAGTGAGAACGCACAAGAAGTTTTTGCCAAACTAGAAGAGGCAGGCATAGATCCTGTGCTGTTCGGAATAACAGACAAAGACTATCAAGTACTTGCTAGAAACTTTGCACAGATAAGACAAAAATTACAAGAAACAAATAATCTTCTTGAGGAATATAAGAAATACTATGAACCAAAAGAAGAGGAGAAAAAATAATGTGGACCTATAGAGCAAAAGTTGTCAGAGTCATAGATGGCGACACAGTTGATGTCGACATCGATCTAGGGTTTGGAATTTGGCAGAAGAATGAACGTGTGAGGATCATGGGCATAGACACTCCCGAATCAAGAACAAGAAACAAGATTGAAAAGAAATTTGGGTTGGCGGCAAAAGCCAAACTGAAATCAATACTAGGAAAAATAACCGTGCTTAAGACCACAATCAACAAGAAAGGCGTGGACATGAAGGGCAAGTTCGGCAGAGTGCTGGGAGACTTTCTACAGGATGATAAATCTGTTGCAAAAATAATGTGTGAAACAGGACACGCAGTACCATACTTTGGTGGTGCAAAAGCAAACACACAGAAACAACACATAAAGAACAGGAAGAAACTAGTGGCACAAGGTGTTGTTAAAGGAGCCATCGAATAAATATGCATATTAAACGAGGAGAATTATGGAACTTATAATAGGATTAGCAATGAAATTTTGGCAATGGACAGTATTGATCGCTGTCGTTATTGTTGCCGCGATAATCAACTTCACAGACAAGAGAGCAAAGACAAAATTAAAATTCTACTACAAAGGAATGCCAAAGTTACAACCTGTACCGATCGCAACAAAGGGCAAAGGTTTTTGGAAAGGTATTGTGATGTGGTTACTTTCAACAAGGAACTGGGTGTTGACAGAAGATTGGAAATACAACATAGACGGTACTGAATACGTGATACCAGCAGGATTCCAATTTGATGGTGCAAGTATTCCTAAGTTTTTAAGAACTTTCTTCTCACCGGTTGGTGTGTTGTTGATGGGTGGACTGGTGCATGACTATGCATACAAGTACAAAACACTTTTAAAAGTAGACAAGAAAGACACAATGGGTGAACTTACACAGAAAAAAGCAGATGAGATCTTCAGAGACATCAACATCATCGTAAACGGATTCTACACAATGAACAGACTTGCATACTGGTCATTGAGAATAGGTGGATTCGTTGCATGGAATGGTCACAGAAAAAGAGATGCAAAGATTGAAGGTGTGAAATAATGGCTGAATTAAAAGAAGACAAACTGATTGTAAAGAACGACAACATAGTCAAACGTGGAGCCAAAGACGGTTGGGAGTTGATCAAAACTGTCTGGGTTTTCTTGAGAGACGAATTACCACAGTTCCTATCTAACTGGAGAACTGTTCCAAGAATAATGATGGGATTGTATGGCCTAGTGTTCTACAACACAATGCAATGGTTCATGTCATTACCAGAACCAAACAACGCACAGGCTGGTTTCGTTTCAGTTGTTGTTGGTGCGGGTGCGGCCTGGTTCGGCCTTTACGTAAACGGCAAGAAGACAGACATCAAGAAATAATACCAACTGTTGACAAATCGTCAATCTGTTATACAATATAGCTAATGAAAGATTATTACAAGGTCCTAGGTGTAGGCGAGACCGCCACCACAGAGCAGATAAAGAAAGCATTCAAGGACATAGCCAAGAAAGAACACCCAGACAGGGGTGGCAACAAGGACAGGTTCCAAGAGGCCAGTGAAGCACACGACACACTGAAAAATTCACAGAAACGACACGACTACGACACACAAAGAAAGTTTGGTGGCAGTGGACAGGGACAGCACCCGTTCTTTAATGAAGACATATTTGGAGATTTCTTCTCAGGATTCAGTGGCGGAGACATGGACTTCAATGGAAGATTTAACTTCCAGGGAAATCCAAACATGCAAACAAAGACTTTTAGATCAAGACCACAAGCAAATCGTAATATACAGGTAAGGATGGCCATATCAATCAAAGAGGCCATGATGAACAACGAGAAGACCATCAACTACAAACTTCCTTCGGGTAGAGAAGAGTTCGCAACAGTCAAAATACCGGCAGGTGTGCAACACGGAGTGACATTCAAGTTCGCTGGCATGGGAGATGACTCGATTAAAAATGTACCTCGTGGTGATCTACTTGTACAAATGAGTGTGTTGGATTCAGATGGATACACAAGGAAAGTTAATGATCTATACACCGACAAGACCATCGACTGTTTCCAGGCCATAAGGGGTCATGAGTTAAAATTAAAGACACTGGAGGACAGTGTGATAACGGTCAAGGTGCCTGCAGGCACACAGCATGGAACATTATTGAGTGTAAAAGGTAAAGGAATGCCAGTCCACAGGACATTAAATATAAGAGGAAATCTTTACATTAGAGTTTTGGTACTGATACCACAATTATCAACAGCAGACCTAAAAAAGATAAAGGACTTATAATGATAGAATTGTTTTCATACCCACACCACACACTAGAAACAGTCAGTACACCGTGGGACTGGAAGACAGATACCATAGAACATCACGCAGACCTCAACAAGTTTGAACATGAGATGATACAGTTCATGAAGGATGAGAGGGGCTTAGGACTTGCCGCTAACCAGATAGGCATTACCAAAAGATTCTTTGCTATAGGACACGAGTCGTTTGACACAATCTCAAAACCTGCTATAATATGGAACCCAAAGATAATAAAGTCAAGCAAAGAAAAAGTCATAGATGTAGAAGGTTGCTTGAGCTTTATGGATGTTTGGATAAAAGTGGAGAGACCAAGAAAAGTTGAAGTGCAATATGAATTATCAAATGGACAACTACACATGGCAGAGCTTGACGGCATGGAGTCGAAGTGTTTCCAACACGAGCTTGATCACTTGGACGGTATCACTTTTAACAAGCGAGTCTCAAAACTGAAATGGGACATGGCAAAGAAAAAAGCACGAAAAAATTAAAAAAAGGGAAAAGGACTAAAGTATGGAAGATATTAAACGGAACCTACAACAAGCAGACTCCAATACAGAAGGACGTGGAGAGATTAATTTGTGCAATACAACAGGAATTAGAATGGGACAAGAAGGACATAGCAACATATATAAAGATACAACAAGGCAACATAGATTGGAGTGGAGATGTTAGAAGCAAACGAAGGACTAGAAAAAATATTCGAAGACGCAGTTAAAGAGGCGGAAAAGAGAAAACACGAATACGTGACCATAGAACACGTTCTACTTTCATTGGTCAAAGACAAAGTAATAGGAACCACACTAACAGAATTCAAAATTAATGTTGGGGCATTGATTAAAGACATAGAAGATTATCTTGATACAAAATGCAATGACATAGTGTCCAAGGGTGAAAATCCAGTAGTCCCAAGAAAGACCGCGTCACTGGAGAGACTAATGAACCGAGCATTCACACAGGCACTGTTCCAAGGTAGACAAGATGTGACTTCGATTGACATACTGATCAGCATATTCGCAGAGAAGAAAAGCTATGGTGCATTCTTCCTTAAGAAACATAAAGTGGACAAACAGGATCTAATGGATCTCGTATCTACAGAGACCATACTGGACGAGGGAATGGCATCAATGGGTGGACCACAGCAACCCGGTGGTGAACAAAAATTAAGACCCAATCAAGCAGATAGAATATTAAATGCTTATTGTGAGAACTTGAATCAAAAATATCTTGACAAGAAGATTGATCCAGTGATAGGTCGAGAAGAAGAAACAAACAATTTAAAACAGATATTAGCAAGAAGAAACAAGAACAATGTACTGATAGTGGGTGATCCTGGTGTTGGTAAGACAGCAGTTGTGGAAGGACTTGCTAGAAGGATTGCAAAGAACAAAAAGGATATACCCGAATATTTGAAGGATCATATTGTATTCAGTTTAGACGTCAACAGCTTGATTGCAGGAAGTAAATTTAGAGGTGACTTTGAGGAGAGATTGAAAATGATCGTTAACGCATTAGATCAAAAAGGCAAAACAATATTATTCATTGACGAAGCACACATGATCGTTGGTGCTGGCGCAACAGGACAAGGCAATAACATGGACATGGCAAACATGTTAAAACCTGCATTATTAAAAGGATCGATCAAAGTTGTTGCTTCTACCACTTGGGAAGAATACAGAAAGTATTTCGAGAAGGATAGAGCATTGATGAGGAGATTCCAAAGACTGCAAGTTGGAGAACCTTCGAAGGAAACATCTATTAAGATTCTGAAAGGTGTGAAACAATATTATGAATCATTTCATAAATGCACTATAACCGATGAGGCCTGTGAGGACGCAGTAGATTATTCAAGCAAGTTTATAGCAGACAAGAAACTGCCGGACAAGGCGATTGACATCATAGATGTTGCCTGTGCAAGACTGAGATTGAATGGCACCAAGGACGGTGTAATTGATCATGACGAAATCATACATGAGTTAAGTGTTATGACAGGTATCAGTATAGAGCAATTGAGTCAGAAACAAGCAAGTAATTTGAAAACTCTGGAAGAGAAGATGAAATTACAGGTGTTTGGACAGGACAAAGCAATAAACACAATCACAGACAAGATACTTGTTGCAAGGGCAGGACTTAAAAACCTAAACAAGCCAGTTGGATCATTCCTATTCCTTGGACCAACAGGTTGTGGTAAGACCGAGACTGCAAGACAACTGGCGAAAACACTAGGTGTAGAACTTGTAAGATTTGATATGTCAGAATATCAAGAGAAACATTCTATTGCAAAACTGATTGGATCACCTCCGGGCTATGTAGGCTATGAAGATTCTAACATGGGTGGTGGTATGTTTATTAACGAAGTTGAAAAGAATCCACACGCAGTTGTGTTGTTTGATGAGATAGAGAAAGCACACAGAGATGTATCTAACATGTTGCTACAAGTAATGGACTACGGAACAGTTACAGGAAGTAATGGCAAGAAAGCAGACTGCAGAAACATCACACTTATAATGACATCTAACCTAGGTGCAGAAGCTATGGAAAGAAACAACATAGGGTTTGGTAAGAGCGAAAGAGAAGGCGAGGACGACAATGCACTTAAGAAGTTCTTCCCACCAGAGTTTAGGAACAGACTGGACGCAGTGATCAAGTTTGATAAACTAGGTGAGAAAACAATGAAATCTATTGTCAAGAAGTTCTTGCAAGAACTTAACACAATGACCATGGAGAAAGATGTTGAGGTAAATGCAACAGATCCAGCACTTGACTACTTGGTCAAGAAAGGGTTTGATGCTAAACTGGGTGCGAGACCCTTACAGAGAATCATAGACGAAGAGATCAAGAATCCTCTGTCCAAGATGATATTGTTCGGGGAACTTAACGAAGGTGGAATGGTAGAAGTCACGCTATCAGAAGATGTTGTTCCAAAACTTACAGTAGAATTCAAAGCAAACAAGATCAGTGCAAAAATAACCAATAAAGAGAAAAAAAAATCCAAAGTAAAAAATGAGAAAACATCATAACAAGTTATTCTACGGCAAGTATCGTTACAAGACGGTATTCGAGATGCCAGGTAGCTTAATGTTCTATCCAACAACGGATCAGTACCTTACCAATCTCAAGGAAAAGAACGTGGGGTTGAGGGACTTGAATAATTTGGCAGACTTCATAATGCAACACAGGAACAGCATGAGATTTCGTATGCAAGACAAGAAAGCAATATTCTACACAAACGAAGGTATGTCAAAAGACTTGATAGGGTCATTCACAAATTACCATGTCAAAACAGAGATTGTGGATCCTAAATTTGGCCTGCTAGATAAAGATTCTGTGGGGTGTGATAGATTGCCATATGACAAGTACAAGTACCAAGTGCATTTGAGAAAAGATGTACACAAACACGTCAATGAAACAGAAAGAGAAGCACTTCGAGAATTCATTGAGAGAAACACAAACAACTGCCTAATCACTAACAAATTCGTACTAGACTTCCTGGAAGACAGATCTCCACACTGTTACCATGGATACTTCTATGTAAAGGACGAAAAATTCTTAACACCAATATACATGATAGCACAGAAAGGAATAGACAAAGTAATTAAATTTGTCAAGGTAAAAAAATGAATGCAATAAAAAAACTACAAGAGCACAACATATTCAAGAGGGATTCTATTGTAGAGTCTACAATAATGAAGGACTGGATGGGATCACCTGTTGAGAAGAAGGTACACCTTATAGTGAGGAAAGTCAGAGAAAACGATTGCCTTTGTGAGGAGTATGGAGAAGCAGACGGCAAGGCATACAAGATCAAGTACTTAGACATATCGACAATAGACGGACAGGAACCAAATGAACTGGCCGCTGTGTACGGACTTGGTCCAAAAACAGCAAGGTTCAAGAGACGTAAAGAACAATAAATAACAACGATGGCACAAACAAGCACAACATTATCAGGAGCAAAGTCTCACGTAGTAGATATATCAGGAGCAGATATCAGTTTCACGTCTACTAGCGGAGTATACACTATCAAGTCAGATGGTACAGTTTTAACTGGAGCAGGAAAACTTGCGGCACTTGATCTAGTAACTGTAACTAATTCAACAAACAACAATTCAACGTTCACAGTGAAAGCGGTTGTATCAACTACAGAATTCACTGTTGAAGAAATCGTAACAACAGAGACAGCAGATGGTTCTACATCAGTCACACTAGATCACACAGGATTTGTGACAGACAAAGCAAAGGGTGACGGATACTATTCGCAACCAGATGGTGTTCACACTGTTGCATATCAGATTGTAAACCTGGGCGACAGCACAGATGATTTCAATGGTACAATAAAAATGCAAGGCACACTTGCCACAACACCAACAGAAGATGATTGGTTCGACATATCAGGAACAACACTTACTTCTGACCAAAGCACTACCAATCATGCATACAACTTTACAGGAAACTTTGTATGGGTAAGGGCAAAGACCGAAACTACCAATCTATCAAGTAACCCTTCCATGGTTACTTCAATACTATTAAACAACTAATCACATGTTTCTTACAGAAGTAAGAAGGCACAACGATGATGAGCTCTATGCATGGGCCATCTCATTACTCACTGACTTAAAGGATGCCGGTAGCACGTTTACTGCACATTACATCGGCTACGGACAATGGACATTCAGTGACGAGAATAAATACAAAGATAATATTATTAATTTGAAAAATCTAATTACGAAACCTGGAAAAACAATAATTTTCTGTTTTGACTTCACTCTCCAAGATAACAGGAAAGAGATTATTCAAATAATGGAAGAAAATAAAGATGCAGAACTTTTGTGGATAGGAGCAGAAAAAGATCCATTTGATCATCCTAGGATCGATTGTGTGTTTTGGCCCGCAGATATGTTGTTGCAAAACAAAGAATATAGAAAATTTGATGACGTTGAAAAAGAGCCATCAAAACAAAGACACTGGATCAGCACTTCTTTAGGCATTCGTCCACACAGAATTTATGCGGCGTCGTTGCTCAAAGGATTAGGATTAGACGAAACCGGTGACATACGAATAAAAACAGTATCACGTAGTGGTAAAAAATCTCCACTAGTATCTGAGGCGTTGGCACAAGGAAATGGTAATGCTCCCGACGGCATTACGACCCTTCCATTGTATGTAGAAAACAAATGGAAACTGTCCAAAGAGATCAAGGACATATCAGAGGAATCTAACAAAGGGTATGAGAAACTTATACAACGGAAATGGTGGGGTAGTTCTTTATTCCTGTTCAGTCACTACATGGCACTGGGCTTCAATCAAAACAACAATGCCGCCAACTTTGATAAAAATTTGAGGCACTTGTATAAAGACAAAACCCTAGAAGTAGTGAACGAAACAAGTCATGGTTATGATCCTGTCTTTGTAACAGAAAAGTTCATGAATGCAGTAATTGGATTGAACCTGATAATTATGAACGGTCCTGCCGGAACTGTGAGATTGCTAGAAGATCTGGGGTGGAACAGTTGCAGGCACGTGATAAACCACGACTACGATGGTATTGAAAATCCCATAGTGCGTTGTGAAGAAGCTATACGTCTAAATTTTAAACTGTTCAGTGATTCCGAGTATTGCAACAATGTGTGGAAGGAAAATATTGGAATACTTAAAGACAACAGTGTATGGGCACGTGAGCATCTGTACAATAAAATTTTAAAGAACTGCCAAGATCGTATCAAAGAACTGGCATAAACAGTAGGTCTTTTAAAGACCAACTAGGTTGACAAATACCTATTTTGTAGTACAATTAAAACATGACAGACAATGACTTAGAACAGATACAAACAGTAGATGTTAACATTACAGCGGAATCAATTGACGCCCATGTAATTTGCCTTAGGAGGAACGGATACAAAGTTCTCAAAAAATCATCAGCATACACGCACTATCTATTATCGTTCTTGATAGGTGCTACCATTATAGGCAATATTTTACAATAATGCAAAAAGAAATATTCAAAGAAGATTACTTTGGAACGCTGATGTGTATACTGGTTGATGAATCACGTAGGATGATGCCAACATTCAATCCCACAAAAGAATCACACAAGATCCAGAACGATATGTGCAAGGCAGGAACTTGGTTGGACCTTATGACAGCAAACACAATAATACAATCTGACCCACAGCAATCAATAAAGAACTTACAAGCAGATGTGCTACCGGAATACAGAAGATTGGCGGCAAAATTGATAGAACATTTTATAAAAGAATTCAAGACACAGGGTGGAGATGACGCCAAAATAAGGGAACATTTTGAAAGGATGTACAAATGGACACAATAAAATTAGTCTGCACAAAAAATGGCATGACAAAAACTGCAGATGTTATGCAACACGATGACAAGTACATCAAGTGTGTAGTGGAAGGAACTCAGATCGCTATAGAGCTGTTCCGGGATGACGTAAATATTCCATATACAGGACACGCAGTAGGATTGGAATTTGAATGGCAACCGAAAAACTAAAATTTAAACTAGAACTATACGCCACAATGTGGGACAAATCACCGCATGTGGAGATCTTGATCAACGACAAGAGCTATTTCAAAGGAGATGTCACAAGCACAAACGACAAATCACAGTTGATAGAGTTCGAACATGAGTGTGAAGAGGGCAAGGATCACGAGCTGACCATTAAAAGATCAGGCAAAGACAAAGGGCAAACAGTGATCAATGACAAAGGCGATATTTTAAAGGATCAACTGCTACACATCAAGAACATAGAAATAGACGAGATCGATATCGGGGCACTGGTGTACGAGGGCGTCTACACACCGGAATACCCAGAACCATGGGCCACACAGCAAAGAGAATCGGGTGCAAAGTTACAAGAATCATTCAAGAATGTCACTGCTATGGGTCATAACGGCACATGGCAATTCAAATTCACATCACCTTTCTACATGTGGTTGCTTGAGAACCTTTATTAATATAAATATGCTTGTATGAGAGCATCACAATTCATAAACGAAGCAGTAGACTCGGACGCAGTAAACGAGCTGGATTCATACATCAATAACAATGAGGATCTTTACAGAAGAAGATTCATGCCAATCATTTCAAACATCAGGAGAAAGATGAAACGTGGTGTATACGATCACGAAAAAGTAATCAAACTTTGGATGTACCTTGTAGATGACGCCGCAAAAGCATATGTCGATGAACACGGGTCTATAGACCAAGATGTCAAAGACATATTTCCAAAAGAAACTAGACTGCAAGTGGCACAGGTAATAGCAGACAGAGAAAAAGAAAACATAGAACAAGGCGAATACGATGTATCTAAGGGAACTGTTTCTTAACGAGGACGATAGGTCCACAGCAGTCTTTGCCTTTGGCCGATTCAATCCTCCCACAATAGGACACCAAAAATTATTAGACAAAGTCATTTCCATGACTAAACAAGT